CGAAGCACTTTTTGAAATAATTCCAATGTTTGGACCGATGGCAACAACCGTGTCGCCTGACATTGTGCCTTCGGTTGAAGTCCCGATGCAAGTAGCGCCATTGGCTTTGATCCTCATCCGCTCCGTCGGAGTGCTCGCCCCATCCGCAGTAGTGGAGAACACTAGGCGGCCTGGGTAGTCATTAGTTCCCCACGCTGCATCCGCTTCGGCAAGTATTTGGGCGCCAACTCCACCATCCTGGTTACCAAAGTCAACAAATCCCAGGTCAATACCAGCGGCGTTGATGGAAGCATTCGATAGCGAACGCCTAAGGAATACTTCGCCATCTTGGACTTGAAGTTTGGCGCCGCCTTGCGCAGTAGACGTACCAACTAAGAACCTGCCGCTGAAGTCGATGCGGGCGCGTTCGGTTGTGGCTCCGTTGGTAAAAAACTTAATTGCTGCAAGAGAAGTTCCACCTGCAATTTCAATAGCGCTACCACCACCAGATGTGTTTACGATTGCCAAATCTGAGGCTGTGTTTGCCTGATCAGCGCCCTGGATATACATAGCCGTCAGGGATGTTCCAGTCTGCCTTTGTAAATATATGCGACCGAACGTATTAGAGTTATCAACAGCAAACTTGTCAGATACCTGAAGTAAATACCCAGGGCTCGTAGTCCCTATGCCTACGAGGCCAGCCGAGGTGATGCGCAGGCGTTCATTCGAGGCTGTACCGATTGCAAAGACATTGTCAGTGTGCGTATATTGCAAATAACCGGCATAACTTCCTGGGCTACCGCCATCTCCAAACTGAATCTGTGAGTTTCCGGCTGTTGTTGCCGCAAACTGAAGTGTTGATTGAGCGTCGGAAGTATTGCCGATTTGCAGTACGCGACCGCCAGCACCACTAAGGACTGATGTTGTCCCGAGGATGACATTCCCACTCGCATCCACGAACAACCTACCAGACCCACCAGTGCTGATGGCTACTTGGTCTGCGCCGGGGGAGTACAGTCCAGAATTTGCGTCCCCGTTGATGGTCAGTGATGGCGCTGCAGCACTACCCAGGGGGATGCTGAATCGTTCGCTACTGGTCCACGCATCGGTGGCGTCTATCCAGTTAATCGTCTTGTCGGTGGCGCCTTTCAGCGTGATGCCACCACCATCGGCGGTTGTATCAGTCGGCGTGGCAACATCGCCGATGATGATGTTCTTGTCTTCCACCAGCAGGTTCTGAGTGCTGATGGTGGTGGTCGTACCGTTGACGGTCAGATCGCCAGTAACCGTTACGGTGGCATCAAATGTTGCCGCCCCGGTTACGTCGAGCGTACCAGGGATGTCGATATTGCTAGCCCACTCCACGCCAGTGCCGGCGGCGTCGGTCTGCAGTATTTGCCTAGCTGCACCATCAGCCAGCTTGCTGACGGCAATTTCAGCCGTGGCGCTGATGTCGTCATTGGTGATCAGCGCACCAAACGGCTGGTAGGTAAGACTGTTCCAGGCCGTGCTGCCATCGCCGATTTTGATTTTGCCGGTATTGGATTCTCTTCCCAGTTCTCCTACTAAAAGGATTGGGTTGACGGCGCTCCATCCGCTAGATGTGTCTTGCCGCAGCTTGAGTTGAACCTTGACAGTAGTCGGGGTTGTCACAGCTTGGCGCCTCCGCCTTCAAGTATCAGTGCAGGAGCAGGGCCCGCGTCCTCGCAGTCTAAGATGAACGGCGCTGTACCAACAAAAGGTATCGACGAGAACGCAAATGCCACTGGCAATGTTGCATCATCGCAATCCAGAATAAAGTAAATAACAGAACCTTCAAGAATTTTTAGGCTGATCGTAATGTTGTAGTACAAGCCTAAATGTTCTTCTTGTGGCGGCTCTAAATATCTGTACTCAGCGGTTTCCGGCACGACAGTAAGGCCGCCCCACAGATCGGACGGCACGCCAAAGCGACGCAGCACACCATCGGATGCAACGTAGTGATTGCGGATTGCCTCGATTTGCGTTTGTGACAACCCACGGTATGTCAGCTGCAGCGTGTGGCCATTAATGCGGTTGGAATGACGGAACCGTATTGGACCCGCAAACGTAGATACCTCGCTGATGTTTGACACACCAGCATCAAAGTTGATCTCGTTTGGCGCAATGCGGGGAAAATCTGCCATGGCTATATCGTATAGGGCGGCAACAGTTGCAGCTCTACTGTGACGTCAACAACACCTGGCGTGTAAATGGTCTGAGGGCTGCTGGCATAGATCCATTGGTAATTCGCAGGGAATGTCAGGTTTGAATTTGTTAGCAGCAAAGCCGGAATATCAAACGGCTGAAATCTTCCGTGGATGTTGTAGTGGCCAATAATCGATGCGTGTTGCGCTGGTGTCAAGCCGCGAAAGCCTAAGCGCAACACATGCCCCACTGATGCGTTGGTGTGACGCACCGCAAACTCATCGCCAGTCAAAACGCCAATTGGCGTGACAGGATTTGCGCCTGGAATGTAGGTACGGGTTTGCGGTGATAGCGAAGGAAAAGTCGTCATGATGGTGGAATTAAGGGTACCTCCTGCGCGGATCCACCCGTTGGAATAAAATAGTAGTTAACCGAAGACAGATTTAGCACTACGCCCGAAGGGACTGGGCCATCAAATAGTGCATAGCCAGCAGCACTACCTTGTACGATTGCATAATCTTGAATCAATGCTCCAGTGCTATTGAAGCCGCTCACTATATACGCCCAACCCGTAACTCCAGGCCATGGATTATCGCTAAAGTACTCTCTCCTTGGAGACACAGTTACAACATTTGCATTAAACTCAAACGAATTTGTGTTTGGAGAGAACTGGGGACATGTCCAACTGAAGAGGAAAGTGCCTGCTCCGGGTGGGCGTGTCACTGTGCCTAACTGAGTTACATCATTTTCTGGCGGTAAAACAACAGGCGGTGTTGGTTCTGAAATTATCTCGGCTCCGTATCCATCCGGTGAAGACGGATCCGGGCATCTGCCAACGCCAACGATTGTTTTGCCTACAGCGTTTGCGTTAAAGGCAACCATGTAAGTGGCGGCAACGCCAGCGCTAACAACTTGATATGAGCCTGTTGCATTGTCCACCAGTCGCCATTCAATGTACGCACCAGGGCATTGCGGGTCATAACTGAGCACGTCGCCCGCTTGTGGATTATCTGTGTAGCCGGTAACTTGGCCGTAATTTTCCGGGTATTCTGGATTTTGATCCGTTCCTGATGGATTCGTCTCTGTGCCTGGCGGGATGTTGTAGCCAAAATCTCCGCCACCATCTGGCCCTGGTCCCGGATCGTCCGGATCTCCCGGGTCTGGCAGGTCAGGCAGGTTTCCGCCTTCATCGGGCACTGGATCAGTGTCGTTATTGATGTTGCAGCTGAAGTCATTGCGGCCGGTAGGCAACACATAACCAGCGCCTGTTGCGGCGGCAACGGCTAATGCAACAAGGCTGCGGTTTTGACTGTCCACTGGACAGTGCATGAGGTCCAGCTCAACAATGCCGCTAATGGATTTGTTGATGCGCTCAACCTCGTAGTAGAAATCATGAGATGCAATAGAGCCTGTTACTGTTTCGCGCTGCAGTCGCACGCGGACGATATCGCCAAGCACCAATGTACTGTTGTACGTATCGGGCCTGGCTTTTAATCGCAACGTATGTGTGATGTATTTGCGGCGTGCCACGTAATACGTGCCGACCTTAATTGCGTGATTTTCGGTAGTGCAGAACTGGCTTAAATCGTACTGCTCATATGGACCAGTTACGGCTTCTCCCGCAAAGCGCACCTCAGCAGTGCGGACAATGCCGACGTCGCTATCCGGCTGCTGGCGCCACAGGATCAACGCGCAGATGGGCTTGCGCTCGCTGAGCGGAATGTATTCAATTTGAAATCCATCAGGCAACACGTGCTCTTCGGTGAATGTAAAACCTGGCGTAATTGCTGTTGTCTTAATTGTGTAGTCATTATTGATCGGCAGCAATGGCCGCATTCCTTTTTTACCGAGATTATCGCTAACGCGCAGCAGAAACTTGCTGCTGATTTCCTGCAGCCAATCCTCTAGGTTGGTAGATTGCTTAAACTCACCGTTGTAGAAAAAGCTGTTTACATTGGTGAAGTTGGCGGCAGTGGTAAATGCCGCTGTATCCAGCATGGAATCTGGCAGCCTGCTGCTTTGCTTGATCAGATAAAGAGCTAGATCAACAATATTATTGCTTGGCCCTAGCGTGCTATCGAGGATGCGCGTTACTTTGATCCCTTGACGCACAAAAGCATGAACCTGCTTATCCCATGTGCCGTCACGATCTTGGTGCGTGTTGGTATAGCTGAGCGTGGTCAGATTGGCGTAGTTGCCACTAGTGCCGCAGTACTGCGGACAAGCCCATGGATCCTTGCCGGCCACCGCAACGATAAAGTTTCCCGGCGTCCACGTGCCAGCGCGGCGATTGTAGGTTTGTGCCCATGTACCGACGCGGCAGTTGCGTTGATATAAATCGCGTTCTTGCAGCTGTGGCAACTCGCCTTCACTGAGCACAAGTTGCAGGTTGACAGTTAGGGCGTTGGTTGTCGGATCGTTCGCGTAGCGTCCTTCGGTCGCGCCAGGGCTTACAAAGACACCGCCATTGCCGCTAACTCGACGGCAAAAGACAATCGGTACTGGCTCGCCCAGCACAATGGATCGTTGCGCTGTGGTCAGCAGGTTTTGGCCTTGTGCAGCGCCATCCTCAAGCGGTGGCGCCAGTAGTCCAATTTGATATGGCAGCAGCTGCAGCGGATCGCTGATTTGGATGCTCATAGCCGCAGCGGCGCTCCAATCAATATAGAGGTGAAGTTTCGAGGAGGCGCCTGCGCGCCGACTGGCGCCAAGCTGGATCCAAGTTCAATAGTCAGTTCTGTAAAGCTGCCGCCGATGCCAATGATTTCACCAACAAACGAAGCAATTAGCGATTGACTAGATTGCGGCGTCGATTGAGTTAACAGAGCGTCAAACTCATAGGCCCGCACTTCGCATAGACGGTTTGCGGTTAATGCTTGGCTGAATACATCAACAGCAAGCGTGGTTGCAGGAATAGTGACGGTGATACCAGCGCCGCTGCCGGCACTGCCAGCCACGAGGCCATTCACTACAAACGGCTGATAAGACCAGCTAGCTGACTGCCATGTAACGGTTTGATTGACGTAGTACGACTGCCAGCGATAGTAGGTACTTGCCTCATCAAAGATGCGCAAGTACTGCGATTGGCCGCGATTGGTAATCATCGAACTCCTGCGTAACGCCTGCCGCCTGTGGAGCGGTTGTTACCCAACAGCGAAGCGGCGACGGATTGAAGCCCTTGCTCAAAGTCCTTGACGGTGACGTAGTTGGTGCCGCCTTGCTGCATCACGGGGCCTGTTTGAATGTTGATTGCAGGTGCTGCGCCACCACCACCACTTGGAATTGCAGCTGAACCACGGGCGCCTGATAGATAATTTGCAGCAAACCCTGCCGCTTTTGACTGCGGCACAATATATTCAGCCTCGCCACCTTCACCGATCAGCCCCATGGTTGGCTTAGTGACGATGCCGCCTTTCGCAAATGCTTTAAAGCCACCAGGCCAGTAGGCGCCTTGTGCGGCTTGCTGAACAGAAGCGTCACCGGCAGCAGTACCGCCAGTGGCAGCGGGTCGCAGTGCATTAAGTCGCGCTTGCTGATTAACGACATTGCTAATTGCTGCTGCGGCTTGGTTGGCGTTGCTTGTAACCTGTATGAACATATAAGCGCTTTGTTGCGCATTGCTCGCTACCTGGCCAGTAGCCGATCCCAATTTTTGAGCACTGCTTTGGCTTCTTGCAAGCCCATCAGATAATCGCACGGCTTCGACTTGGCTAAGGCCGATATTGTCGCTAACCAGCTTTTGCTCCAATGCAGTCTGTGCAGCTAGCGTTTTCGATTCAAGTTGTAAAGCAGCCGTTTGCTCTTGATATTTGGCAATTTCTTGTTGAGCAACTGCGTTTTCATTAGCAGCTTCAACGACGCTATTTTGCGCTTTTAAAGAAGCTTTAAGTTGAGCACGCTTTTTGACTTCTTCCTCGGCACTGCCAGCCTTGAGGATTTGAAGTTGACCTTCGGCTTCAATTTCTTTGTACTTAAGCTGCGCTGCTTCAATTTGCAGTTGTTGCTTGCGTTGCTCTAGAGCAATGTTTTCTAGTGCTTGCTTGTATTCAATCTGCGCCGCTTGTGCCTGTTGTCGAAAAATGGCAACAGCAATATCAAGCCGCTGCTGTGCAGTTTGCGCTAAGCCATATTGCCGCTCAAGTTGTTGACCTTGCAAATCATTGATGGCTTTTTCAGCTTCGTAGCGTGCAGAGTTAACGGATGCACCGCGTTCTAGGCTGGCAATTTGACCGTCGATTGCGGCTTTTTGCTCTTGAAACTTGCCAAGAACTTCTTGCGCTTTGTCAACCTGCGCTTGCTGTTTAGGCGGGATTTGATCCAAGCCTTCAATTTGCTTATCGATTTCGCCGTTGATTCTTGCGGTTTCATCGGCAACACCACCCTGCTTGCCCTTGGCTTCTTCTGCTTTGACGCCAGCATCGCCCATAGCATTGCCAAGCGTCACGGCGGCGGCCGTGGCGGCACCGAGCGCTAATGCAGTGGTAGCCAAGGTTGCCGGGTTCATTACCGCTTGAAGGAACGCAGCAGCAACGCCTGCCGCTTTCTTGGCAGCTGCTAAACCGGCAGTGGCAAGTGCCCATGCTTTAGTGGCAAGTGCGGCGCCGTGGAGAACACCGACAAACGTGCCGATAAACGTTGCAGTTACTGCCAGCGCTTTAATGTTCTCGCTAACAAGATTTATCGCTCCTGCTAGCACCTTAAACGGCACAATAATAGCAGGAATAACAGGCTTAAACGCGACAACGAGATTTTTAAATGCAGTGTCAACCTCCTTTAGCGCGCCTTCGATAGTGGCTGACATATCCTTAAATGCTTTTGTTGCAACACCAGTCGCTTTGTCCTGCTTAATGATATTTTCGACAAACTTTTGCATGTCGCCGCTAAGTAGCGGCAAAATTGACTTCAATGCGTCAACAGAGCCAAACAGTGTAGTTAGCTTGGATGCACTGCCCCCGGTTGCTGTTGCGACTTGCTCCAAGAATCCAGCAAGTCCCTTGCTGCGCAATCCGGCTTCATTGAAGTCAATGCCAAGCTGGCGAGATAAATTTGTAGCCTCAGCTGTTGGTTTAAGAATTGAAATTAGCGCTTGATTGAGTCCGGTAACAGCGGTTTCTGGTGCCACGCCTTGCGCTGTAATTGTTGCTACCGCAGCGTTTAATTCTTTAATCCCAACGCCAGCAGCAGCAGCAGTTGGCGCTAAGCTGCCAATTAACGCCGCATATTCACCCAAGACAATCTTGCCATCATTCTGAGTTTGAATGAACCCATCTACCAGTCCGGCAGCTTGGTCAGCAGACATGCCATAGGCGTTAAGAACACTTGTAACAGCATTTCCAACGGTGTTAATGTCACTCAAGCCGCCAACAGCACCCTTAGTTGCGGCTTCTAGGATGTTTGTTTGATCTGCAACATTTGCAAATCCAGCTGAAGCAACGTCATATGCGGCAGTCGTCAGCTCAACAGTTGAAGCTTGCCCTTGCAGCTCTTTTGACAGTTGCGCAAACTGTTGGCTAGCGACACTAGCATCAACGCCAAGCGTGCGTAGTGCGGCTTCAGCTTTCGACTGATTGGAAAGCGTTGTAAATGCCTGTTGAAGCGTAAACGCAGCGCCACCAACTGCTGCAAGTTGCCCAACGACGGAAGTTGCCGCACTTTTTAACTTATCAAATATCCCGCCAGTCTTTTTAGGGATCTGGTCAAAGGAGCCGTTTAGCTTTTCGACTTCACCTTGAATTGCCTTAAGCAGTGACTGTGCCTGCTTGCCGTCAATATTAATCGCTACATTGGCGACAACAGACACGGTGGCATCCCCTATGCCCTAAGTCTACCGCCGCCGTGCTTTACGCATAGCGTCTTCTTGCTCTTTGCCTTCGATTTCGTACAGCATCGCCCACAGCCGCAGCTCTTCGATCGTGATGCGCTGGCTTAGTTCCAGGACTGTATAGCCAAGGTCACGCGCCAATCGCATCATCAGCCGCATGTAGATGTCGCGCTTTAGTTCTTTTTTGCTTCTTCCTCTTTCACGTCATTTTTGTCGGTGATAACTGCAAGCATCAGTGCTTGCAAATCTTCATCGCGCACTTCATTTTTTAGCTCGGCTACTTCGCCATGACGAAACAGTGGCTGTCCTGCATCATCCTTGGCCTTCTGGATCAGTAACTGCAGCGCAAATGCCGTGGCCTCTTCGCTGCCAGCATCTTTTTGCGCCTTTTCGCGTTCCGCCATGGTCAGCGGTGTGCAGTAAAAATCAAACTCGGTGCCATCACTAAGGGTGACGCACTTTTTAATCGGCACCAGGTGGGCAGCTTTTTTGAGCTTATCAAGCGCACGCATGAATGTTCTTTGTGTGGTCACGGAATAACTTTAGACGCAAAAAAGCCCCAGCGCAAGCCGGGGCCAGGTTTTGACATCTATCAGCTCTTGCTGAAGTCAAAGGTGGGAGTGCCTGCAGGGCGGAAGGAGATCTCTACCGTCTGCGCATCGTCAGGGTTGACGGTGAGGCTGGCAGAAGTCAGCACCGCATCGAACTCAACACTGCGGCTTAGTGCTGCGCTTGGGGAGCCAGCGCTAAGAACGCGGTCGATGTAGAGCTTGAACGATGCGCCAGCTTGCTGGCGCTGAAGCACGTCTTGGATCATGCGGTTAGACAGGTTGCTGTCATCGTCTGTGGTGTAGACGGTGCAGCTGCCTTCGCCATCGGCAAAGCCGGTGATGTAACGGCGGAAGGGTGCATACTGCCCAAGCGCCTGGCCGATGGTGGTTACGTCGATCTCTTCACGGGTGATCTCAAACGACCACTCGCGTACGTCGCCCACTGCCGCATAGGCCGCGTAATCCACCTGGAAGGCGTTAGGCGTTACAGCCGTGCCATCGTCGGTAATCGCAACGCTGGAACCGCCAGCAGTAGCGGATACCTTCAGCACGCCAGTCGAGGCAGTGTAGGCGATCACGTAATAGGTGGTTGCTGCGCTGATGCCGCCAGGCAGGGTGCCGGTGCCGGTGGCTCCGGTTTCAGTGTTGACAACGCTGAACACCACGGGATCGCCGACCTTGAAGTTCAGGAAGGTAGCCACTGTGATTTCATCATCAGTGGCATCCACGGCGGCTTCGCCGAACGTGGCCTTGGTGCCAGCGGGTTTGTAGTAAAGGGCGCCGGACGTACCGGACAGAACAGTAGCCATGTTGTGAACGGTATGTGGCTGTCTCTAGTCTAAGTAGGCCTCAAAAGTAACCGTAACCTGAGTTTGGTAGTAAGACTCAGGTGATGCGGGCGTTACCTGCGCAGGACCGGAAGCTGCATCAAAGATGATACCGGATAGGTTCAAGCGGTCAAACTTATCCTTGATGCGCTCTGCGATTGTGAAATTGGCGGCAGTGCCTTGGCCTTGGGGGGTAAAGACATTGATCACCAGCGTGCCCGTCTGGCGGTTGTAACTAGTCAACGTGGCGTAGTTGTTATCGCCAAAGCGGATGAACGCCTGCACCCATGGTGTGTTGTTGGGCGGCGTGAACGGTACGTTCTGATAGCTGACGGGGTAGGCAGGCGATAGCGCCATCTCCGTGCCAATGCGTCCTTCAATGGCGGCGCGAACGTCGTTGTAGGTGCTGCTCATGATCTATTCCTGGTGTAAGTTTTGCCAATTCGCGCGGCGTTTACCTCTACAAATTGCTGCATGTCTTTAGCAATGCCTTGCACCCAGCCAGGCCCATCAGTTTGGATGCTGCTGCCACCGCCGGGGCTTGCCCAGTTGGTCACCGTGCGGCGCGGGTTGTATCGCACTTCAGTTTTACTGCCTGAACCTGCTGCGCCAGTTGCCAGCTGTTCAGCGTATGGCAGGTTGTTGTGAACGCTGTAGATATTGCCGATGCGTTCGCGGTTGTAGCCAAGGCGCTCAATCGGCAATTGGCTTGGGTATATGCCTTCAGGCTTTTGCCCGCCAGGTGCTGCATTTTCTCCTACCTGCCAACTTGCGCGAAAGCGGCCAAGATCAACCGGGCTGAGCATCTTGACTCGATTGTCAGTTTCAAGAACCGTAACTCGCATCAATTGCTCGATCCGGTCTTGCACGTAATCACCAATTTGATCAATCCTGATTTTGCCGCGTGCCATTATGCCCTCAAGATCAGCTCGTAGGTGATCGGGGTGTTGTCCTGTTCAATCGTACGCACCTGCACGGCTTGATAAGTAGTGCCATCAATTAGCACTTCATCGGCCGTAGTGGGCGCATTAGCAATATCAGCGGCAGCAATCAACAGCCGCTTGTCGCCGGCCTGGATTAAATCGTTGACCTCACGCAGGCTGACATCTTCCAGCACGCCACGCACTGCAGTATCGGTCGTGGTCTCACTGACGGTGCCAGTGGTTGGGTTGTAGGCGCCAGTCGTCACACGGCGGATGGTGGCAACGCCGCCAAACTTGCTCATCAGCTTGCTGGCGATTTTTTGTAGCGATCCAGCGAGTGCCATCAGGTTTCAAGGGCTGTAACGCGTGCTTCTAATAGCGTAAGCCTGTCGGATGGTTGCCAACGTCCAGCGGTTGAGTCGTACTCAAGAACATCACCGTCAGACTTGCCGCCGTTCGCTTCTACGTCATGCAAATCCTGCAGGCGTGATCCAGTCGTCCAGCGGACAAAGATGGTGCCGTTATTGGTTGAGCTGACAACAGCAGCGACAGCAAGCTTCAGGTTTGGCGCCTGCGGTTCAGTCGTCGTAAATCCACCGGCAACAGCAGGGTCGCACCATAGGATGCTGCCTTCGTTGTAGGCGCTGGTATTGACGCCACGGACCTTGCCGAACACCGTGACGTAGCCATCACTGGCGCCTGCAATGGCCTGATCGGTCACACCGAAAAAGACGTAGCCAGGGAAGCTGCCGTCTGCGATCATCGGCGCAACCTTCAGCCTGCCGCTAGCGCCTAGCGTGCCAGCAAACCTAACAGCAGCGCCTTTGGGGATCGTGACGCTGTTGCTGGCATTGCGGCACAACACCATCGTTTCAGCGCCAACGTAGTTGCTGATGCCGTTGGCTTTGCCTAGCTCAAGTGTGCCCTCGTCGGCATTCCACGCAAGCTGACCAGTGCCCGGATCAATGCCAACAGCTAAATCAAAATGCAGCGCGTCTACCTCAGGACGTGCTGTCCATTCGCTGTGATAATCCGTTGCGCTGGACTTAACCAGCAGATCCTTAGGATTGCCGCCAGGCGGAACACCGGCTTGATTAACCTCAACCGCTGTAGTGCTAACAGTTGGCACCACGGTCGTAGCACTGTTTTCCGTTACTTCAACGGTTGCCTGCGTTGTGGTGGCGGTTACAACTGTCATGCTGGCGGCGCTGTATAGCCCTCGGAAACGTAGACGATGCCTTCGAGGTAATAGTTCAGCAAGCCTGCCGTATCCTGTAGCAGCACGTCATAGAACGCTTCGTTCGGGAACGTAGCAGTCTGCGTATCGGTCAGGGCAATCTTGATTTGCCCCGTTGCGCGGTCCGTGTAGGTAACGGCAAAGTCTGCGTATTTGGTAACGCGACCTTCGTTCCACACTTGTGCGTAGGCAGTCCACCCGGTCAGGTTGATTCCAACACCGGCAGAGTCTTTGAACTGCAGCTGCAGGTCATAATCTGCCCGCCGCTGCACCGTGATGTTGTGTTGACCGGGTTGAACAGACATCAGAGGCGGTAGGCAACAACGGTGCCGCTGGTCAGCGTGATGCTAGTGAAGACGCCCTCGATCTCAGTGCTTGCCTTGAATGGGATGGCACTAAGCGTGTTGCCGGTCCAATCTATTGCAGTCAAGCTGGCAATCACCGAATCCTCAAGGGCAACAATCTTGCCGAAGCGTCCGGTATGCGCTGCGGTGTCGTCGATGAACTCGGCACCGGGGTACTTGTAGCCCATTGATCAGCTCCGGCGAATGGAAAAATTACCTGGTCCACTGATTCTAATCCCTGTCAAATACCGCTCATATAAGGGCGGTACGCGATCAGCGCCTGTAGCACTGGAGCTAGCGCCGGCAGTTGTAACGCTCAAGCTGCCGATGCTAACGGACTTGTAATCCTCCAATCCGCTCAGCGCCATACCGTCCTTGTTGTTGTTCAGGTAAACAGCAAGGACGCACTGAGCGAACTCGATCCGGTCAGGGATCTCGCTGTCAGTGTAGTAGTCGGTGGTGATGCGGAAGGGGAAGCCTACGGCGTAGGTGTTGATATAGGTGTCGGGCTTGCGCACGCCGGTACGCGGCCACTGCAAGGCTTGCGTATCAGTAGCGCGAGCACCAAGGAATCGCTCGCGGTCGATCCGTTGCGTTGCTGTAAACAGCGCACGGTTCTTTTGATCTGTTGTAGCCGATGCCCAAGCTACAACGTCATCATCCTGAACGAAGCCTTCAATAATCAGCTCCGCTGCTGCCAGCGTCAGGTAGGAGTTTGCGTCTGCCGCGCCTGGCGTGGCCACGATTGTTATTGCCATCAGCCGGTGGCTCTGTTACTTCAAGTTTAGGTGCAAGCTCTGCAATAGAAAGAGAGGCCGCCGCGTTAGCAGCAGCCTCCAGTTCACGCAGTCGCCGGAAGGCGAACATGCCCATCAGGCAACAGCAGCAGCAGTGCTGCCAAGGCCGTAAAGGGTGATCGCTTCAGATCCGCTGGTAACAGCAGTCACGCGGCCAAGAAATACCTTGGAAGCATTCTGGGCAACAGTTGCTACACCGCTCACGGTCACGTCAGTACCACCAGCAATGGTGATGGTGTTGGCGCCAGCCGATGCGTTGAGCACAACCACCATGAAGGTGGTGCCCACAGCGCAGTCACCGCCAATGGCAGCAACAATCTCAGCAGCGGTAGCAGTGGTGTAGGTGGCAGCAGCAGCAGGCACGCCACGGATGATGGTGTTGTAGCTGTTGGCTGCACTCAGGGTTGCAGTGGCAGTAGGAGCTGCCAGACCCATTTGCCCGGGCAGAAGGCCGCCGGGGATGTCGCCAAGCTCAAAGATGGATGCCATGGTCAGTTACCTCAATCGAAGTTAGAGGTGTTGGTCGCGCGCACGAT